AGCGCTAAAACCGCTATTGACAGTATGTCAAATATGAGTCACAGTATGAGTAAACCAAGTGGTGGTAAACCTCACGGACCTAGTGACTATTTTGCTGATTAATTAAAAAGTTTAATACAAATAAAAAGGACCTCAATTGAGGTCCTTTTTTGTTTAGGGCCGACAGGATATGTCAGATTCCACCACTTGGTTTAAGTCCAAGAACTTAGTCTTCAGGTTCCATAATACCTTCAAGAACTCTAATTGAGTCGGTTGAGTCATTATGTAAAATACCAGTTCCGCCAGCGTCAGTCCATTTATTTAGCTTAGTATCAAAATCATCAATTAAAATGTCAAATTTATCTCTGGCATATTTCCATTTGTCTTGATCTAAAATTATTCTGGTTTTACTTGTAAAATCTTCAGGTTTAGTAACAGGTTCTTCATCAATATGCAGATGTAGTTTAATCCATTTTGCTTTACCTGCTAAACATTCAGCACTTCTACTCGGAGCAGATAGGATAATTGGATCATATTGTTTTAAATAGTCCCATAATTCTCTACCGTCTTGCGTCCAAGGTAAATCTGCCCAAAAATCTTCTCCTAATTTATCTAGGATTGGCCAAATTGAATTTTTACCGTGGAGCTCTTCATATGCATGTGGTGAAAGTTTTTCAGGATTTTCTGAAATTTCAGTAAAGCCTCGGTTAAAGTCTACTAGGACACCGTCTAAATCACAGAAAATTGTGTATTTTCCGCCTCTTTTTTCAAAGATAAATTGTTTAAATTTTTTAAGCATTTTCTTTAAGTTCAAATTGTGTATCTTGATCTTTATTTATTATGGCTAAAAGATCGTTAGCTATTACCAAATGATATCCGATACCATCCCAAGTTACATCAAGCCCTGAATATCTTTGATATAAAACTTTATCTCCAGCTTTAACTGGACATTTTGAATTATCTGGAACAGAGTGGCCAACTGCAATTACTGTTCCTGTATTTGGGCGCTTGCGTGCATCAACTGATAAAATAATACCAGTTTCAGTTTTTTTCTCTACTGTATCTGGTAAAATTAGAAGTCTTTCAAATAGTGGCATAAAGCCTTTTGTTATATCAATGCTCATTAGTATTTATAATTTTTTTTAAATTTGTAATAATTGAATTTACGGCGCACGGTTAAGTCCACGCTTGCTTTTATTGCATCCAATACATCAGTTGGAAAAAGCTTTGTACTTAATCTTACTAATGTCTTATTACGATGGATGTTATTCTCGATCGTCTGCCATTCACCAGGTTCCTTTATCTTTAGAGTATCACATGTTATTTCACGCATTACATCAAGGAACCCAGAATCACCTGAATCGATTAGGTCTTTAACATCAGACCACTCATATGATTCTCTAACGTACTCTATTATTTTAGATACTTTAGAAGCAGTCATTTTTGGATGAACTCTTGGAATATTATCTGAACTATCACCAGCTAAACACTTTGTTAAAATATCTAGGGTTGGATCAATAGTTAAGTGCTGGTAGTCTTTTTGAGTTAAGTCATTTATTATATTAATAACAGCTGAGTTGTCAATTGCCTCAATATCAAAATCAAATAGATTAACTTCTGCTGGAGTTTCGTCTTTACCAAAATCAGCAGTAGTATAGATCTTTTTATACTTGGTCATTTGCTTTGGCATAATTAAGATAACTTTACGCTTATTACTTTCAAGTAATTGAGTTAGGTCTTTATCTACCGACCATATACAAATGTCCTCATTTAGATTTTCGCAAATGTAAGCAATTAAGTCATCGCCTTCTGCTCCAGGTACTCGATTGACTACAACTCCATATTCATCTGAGATTATATTGAGTATTTCATTTTGAAAGTATTCAAAAAATAGATAAATTTTGTCATCATATTTTCTTTGACCTTTATAATTAAAGTCTCCTTCTCCATGTGTTTCAAAATGCTCCTTAATATATTTTTTTCTCCAACTCTTAGAGTCAAATACAAAAAATACAGATTGGATATTTTCTTTAAATGGAGCAAGAATACTTCCAAAATAATTTGTTGAAAATGATTTAAACGAATCTTTACTACCCTGTTTAAGAATAAATTTATCATCGTTTAATAAATCAGCAACGTAATACTTTTCACCAATTCTCTTATCGTTTGCAAGAATGTTTTTAACAATACTTACTGCCACGTTTAAAAAAGCATTTCCGTCTATGATTAGATTCATTTTATTTTAATTAGTGGGTTGTTTAGGAACTTGTAGTTTCTTTATTGCTTTTACAATAAGCTCAGATTCTTCTAGTGTAAATATTCCTTTAGCTTGGCAATGATTAGCTGAGGCTATTAGAATAAGTACTGCATGTTCTGGAGTTAAATTTACCAAAAAGTTTTCATAATCTTCAAGATTACTATAACTAATTGAAGAAAGTAGAGTAGCTATTGGAGCAGCCTCAGGTTGATTTGCGTCAACCTGAGGAGCTTCAACTACTGGTGGTGTTTTTGATTTTGCCATTTTGTAGTTTAATTATTTTTTATAAAGATGCAAATAAATCGTCTAAATCATCTGCTTTTGGGGCAGCTGCTTTAGCGGTAGGTTTAACTTCAGGTGCTGGAGCAGAGATTTCAAAGTCATCATCTAAATTAATTGATGAACTTACATTTTTTACTGCTGGAGCTGGAGTGAATTCAATATCTTCTCCAAGTGGTGCTTGTGTTCTAGCCACTGGCGCAGATAATTTAAAATGTTTTTTCATTCTTTCATCTTTAGTATTTGCAACTAAATTGTCAATGATTTGTTTGTAAGGAATAATTGCTTTAATATAGTCAGCAACTTTTTCGTATTCAACATCAGTCCATTCCTTTAAGAAATATTGACTCATATCTGGTGAATTCTTTTTAAAGTATTCACTTACAAACTGCATAACCTTAGGTTCAGTAGAAACTGGAATTTCTTTACCTTGAGTTGAGATAATTAATGGGCTAACTTCATTCATGAATTTACTAGCACTAAAATCTCTCCATGCTTTAGTCTTACGCTTAATAACCAAAACAAAATCTTTACCAGTAGTAAGTGAGAATGGATTGATTTTTTGAGTAGTAACTAATTCCTGCTCAGGATTAATTTCTTGTTGGATTAGGTTATCAATTGTATATCCATACGAATATATTTTGATTTTACCTTCCATTGTAGGAAATTGTGGATCCTTCTTGATATAAACGCAAGAATAGTAATTGTAGTAACGATTAAAATACTTTTGAATCTCTTCAACAATAGTAGGCTCTTCATTTTTTAATCGCTTTAATTCAAGATCAAGCGTCCAAAGAATTGATGATGCTCCTGTCGTTGATGGACAATCTACATACAACTTTTCGTTGGTTAAAGGGTTTATTAATTTAGCTGCATATTTTTTATAGCGGCTCTTAGTTGGATCGGTTACCCAAGGGATAAAACGAATAACTGATTTGTAAATACCGTTTTGACCTTGGTCTGGACCGGGATTGTACATGTTGTCGTCGACTTTGCGACCAGCGGATGATGATTTACCTGAGAAATCATCGAGATTAAGATTGAATAGATCTTCCATATTGTTTATAATGTTTAATAATTTAATAGAATTGTACTAAAGAAATGTGAAGAGTTTTGAAAAAAAAAGGACGAGTTGTAAAACCCGTCCTTAAATGTGAACTTTTTGTCTAATAAAAATTAGGCTTTAGTATCAACTTTAGATTCTTGAACGTGAGTTCGGCCTTCTTGACAAAGAGCTTTAATGTCTTGAAGAACTTTACGAGTTCTAGTTCCAGCTGATTTATTTCCTTTTTCGTAGAATTTTCCAGCTTCTGCTTCTAATTGAGAAACTTGTTCCTTTAGCGATGTTAACCATGTAGGTGTTGTCATAATTTCAAATATTTTTTGTATCTTATATTTGAGAAATCCACCCGGTTTTAAATATTAGTGATATTTGTTTGAAAATTTAGCTACTGGGTATACTTTTTTAGCAAAATCTATCCAAGTTTTCATAACCTTGTCAGCTTCAGATTGAGAAATTACATTAGTCTCAATGAATGGCTGTAAATATTCTGTAAATTCCTGGTCAAGAGGTATTCGCTTCTTTTTAGCTGATGCATACATACCGGCAACCATTGCTGGAATTTCGTCAGATAATAAAAAGTAGTTATAATTATTTTGAGCACGGGTTCTGACTGCTTTTGGGGTATTAACAATATGTCCAGTCTTTTTATTTATGCCTTTTTGTAAAAGGTGCTCAAGTTCATGTCGTATATTGTCAATTAACTTATAATTTAATTCCGGATAACATTGAGGCTCTGCCTCTGGGCTAATATAGAGAATTATTTCAATTTC